CTTCAATCTTTTAAATATATATAAAATAACTGGTATTAATAAAAGCCATAAATAAATAAAATAATTAGCTTTTTTATCTATTTCTTTTTTCTTTTCTTTTTTAATTGTTGAAACACTATTATTTTGTTGTTTAGATTGATTGTAATGAATAGTTTTTTTATTTAAGTATAAACTATTGTCTTTTGTTTTTTTATAGCTTAAAACAACGTTTTTGTACTTTACACCATTTACAACAATTTCTTTAGTAGTATCTAAAGGAACTATTTTAAATTCATCTATTATTATATTATTTTCAACTTTTGTTCCATCAATTTCTTTTATTGATATTTTAGTTGATTCTTGTGTTATACTATCTTTTTTAATATAACTTTTATCAACTACAACTTTTCTTGAAGCACAAGAAATAAATAAAAACGATATTATTAATATTATATATTTCATATTGTAAAGTATAAAGCAGATTCTTTAATTCTTCTATTAGTTAAACCTTTTGAAGGTATTCTATTAATTTTATTCCATTTTAAAAATTCTTTAGCTATATTTCCATCATTTGGATTTATATTAACTAATCTTAAAAGTGTACTGTTTTTAAAGCCAACTTGTCCAATGTTATAACACAAACAAAATAAAGCATTAAATTGATTTTGATTAATTTCAACTTTTAAATTATCATTAATTGTTTTTTCAAATTTAGTAGCAATCATATAAAATAAATGATATGCTTCGTCTTTTGTTATTTTATCTCCTTCTTTTACTTTAGTTCCATTTTCATAAAAAGTATTTCCTAATCCAATAGTCCAAACATTTGCTGAACATTTATAAGAATTTAGTTTTAATCCTTCTAATTCTACAAGTAAATTTATTCCGTTTATATCTAATTTCATTTTATGAAAATTAATTTTAAAATTATACCTACAAAGCCAACAAAAACTGCAGCAAAACCATATTTTAACTGCTCGAAAACAACATCTTTTTTTCCGTTTTCTAATTTTATTAATTCTATTTCAGCTTTTATTAATTTGACTTCTGCTTCTATTTTATTTACATCATAAATTAAACCTTTTTTACCATTTGCATTAGTACCAACTAAAGCAGTTAATACATCATTAACATCTGACTTCATTAATTTTAAATGTTGGTCTACTCTATCAAATCTTTCTTGTTCGTATTTTGTCATTTCGGGGGTATTCAATTAGTGTTTATTTCTTTAATCTTTCTACAATGTTTGTAACTCCTTCTATTCCTATGTATGCAGTTGCGATAATAACCCAATCAGATGAAGTTAATGTTCCAAAAAATAAACCACTACAAGCCACAATAAATACCAGTAATTTACGTGATATCCATTTATTTAATATTAAATCAAATTGTTCTTTACTCATCTTAAAAAATGTAAAATTATTGAAGGAATCATTGTTGCAATTAAATCTTTATAATCAAAACCTTTATACACTATTTGGTCTCTTATTTCTTTGCCTAAAGCGATTAAAAATACTATTCCAATAGAATATAAGTCATTTATAAAATAGTTGCTTAAAACGAATATAAAAAACCCGTAAATGAAATGATTTGCTTTATCTTGTTCTATTAATATCATATTCTTTTATAGGTTCATATCCAGCAAATGAATGTTTAGGATTGTTTACTTGTATTGCGTTTTCTGCAAAGTCTATTATCTGTTCAGCCATAATATCATAATGATATCCTTCATCATAAACAGGAGCAGTTAATTCTTTAAAATCAGCATCGTATGTTCCATTAATTAGAACTATTTTACCAATATCAACAACTGCTTGAATACCTTTACCGTAAGATAAAATAATTTCTTTGTCTATGTTTTCTACTTCAATATAAACTCCTTTGCTTAAAAGGTCTTTTAAAGCAGTTTCTTTGTCTGTGTAATTAAGTTTGTATATCATATTGTTGTTAATTGTGCAAGTTCTGTATTTGACAAAGCTGAATTAAAAACTACAGCTGAATTTATTTTATTATAATTATCTGCATAATCAGTGTAATATCCTAAATATAAATCTGAAGTTGTAGGCACTGTTCCACTTGCTTGACTTCCAATTAACGCTCCATTTACATAAAATGCAAAGTCATTATTTTTACATCTTACAGCTAATTTAATTCTTTGCCCATTTGTTAATGTACCTGAAAATGAACCAAAAACAGTAGCAGAACTGCTATTTAAAACAGTTAATACAATTCGATTACTTGCATTTGATTCTAAAAGCACTGCATTTGCATAAAGCCCTCCGCTTCCTTTTAAAACTATATATCTACTACTATTTCCACCAATAGTTTCATATCCATCGAAAAACAAAGTAAATTCAGTCCCTATTAAACTACTAATTCCTGTTTTAGAAATAACATCAGCGTTACGAGTTACTGTAGAAGCTACTGTTGGAATGTATGAAGTTGGGTAAGAACCCGCTTCTAATTGAGCACCCCAAATATAAAACAAATTATTTTCAGCTGGACTAAAAAAGCTGCCAGATAATATATAATAAGGTGTAGTTTCACTATTTGCTAAAAAAGTAAAAGAATATCTTTTCCAAGAAGCTGTTAATGTAAAATCTGTTAATGTAGTAGTGTTAGTTGATAAACGTACTTTTTGACCATTTGCCGTTCCTTTTAAATAAACAGTATAAGTGTAATTTTGTGAAGTTGTTGTTATAGCGTCAGACCATACAAGCCCACTTCCACTTGGCAAAAAAGACGATGCGTTTTGTACTCCCCCAGGACTTACTGCTGCATTTGCGGTTAATGTTCCGCCACCTGAATTATTAGGAATTGATGGAAAATATAGGTTAGTTCTTTGTGGCTCTACTAATAAACTTGGACAACTTCCGTTTGTGTAATCAATACGAGGAACATTAACACCTGCGCTTTCAATCAATCCTGCACTATTTACTCTCGTTGCTGTTGTAGCACGAACAACATCCATATCTCCTGTTCCAGTACTTGGCACTACAGAATATAATTTACTTGTTTTATATGCATTTGGAGTTACTATTAAACTCGCTTTATCTAATAAACTCATTATATATTATTTAAATTTGTTAATGTAGTATTTAAACAAGATTCTGCTTCAAATATTCCTAAATCAGTTAATACTCTTGCTTTAAAATTAATTATTAAACTCGGAACAGGCGAACCTATTATATCTGTTTCTCCAGAATAACTGTTAAAATAAACTGAACCCCAGCCAATAAGATTGTTAATTGCACCTTGTCCCCAACCAATAGCATTATTAACAGCTCCTTGACCCCAACCAATATTATTTGCCATATTAATAAACTTTAGTTAATGTAAAATTTTGTGAGCGTATAGTATTTGCTACGTTTGATGTTATCCATTCAGCAGTAATATTTAAAGTATTAGAAACAGTTGTGCTAAATAATGTACTATCAATTAATCCAAAATTAACACCTTCAATAGCATTAGAAGCATTTTTATTATATGTAAAAACTCCATTTGCAAACAATTCTCCAATTCCAGCAGCACCTATTTTAGTTATTGTAAAATCTAATATCAAATCAAAAAACTTACTTGTTGTAGTTGCTAATGTATGTTGTAAAGCATCTATTATAATAACACCATTTGAACGTACTCTAATATGCAATATTTGATTATTACCACAAGATAATTGTCCACACATTTTAGCAGTAAATGAATCACCAACTTTAAAAGCATTTGCTGGTACCATTAGAGAACCAACCCCAGTTCCTATTAAAGAAGCTTCACCACTTGATGAAATTATATTATTACCTAATGCAGTTTGTGCATATAAACCTTTTGAAACTTCTATAAAATTATCATTTACTTTGTCAAAAGCATTTCTAATAGTATCTCCAGTTCCATCATTTGCAGTTGTACCTATATTAATTGTTTGTATCATTATTTTTATTTATTTTATTTAAAAAAACTTGTAATTTTTTTATATTAGATTCCTTCGGTTTATATGTTTCTTTTATAGTACCCATATGAATCTTGATTTATTACTATTTTTTCTTAATAGATATTTTTGATTATTATAATCTATATTTAAAACTCTACATCCCTCTTTTAATCCGTAATATTCTATATTTGTTATTTTATCAATACATTTTTTTGAATTAGATATTGATAATTTTTTTTTGTGTTCTAATGAAAATTCTTTGTCTTTAAAATGTGATATATTATTTTTATAATATTCAATTAAATTCTTTTTTCTTTTATCAACACTTTCTTTAGATTCTTTTAAACCTTTATTCCAAGTTGGTTTGCCAATTTTCTTTTCACTCATTATTTTTTTAGTTTCAATAGAATGTAAATTACCAAGATTACCTTCACCACCTAAAGTTATATTTGATAAATTTTTTATTCCATATTCGCTAATTAAAAATATTTCTAATTCACAAGCTGTTTCCCAATCTATATCTTTTGCAATTATTTCAATATTATAATCTGTTTTATTTATTATATTATTCCAATAATTATTTCTACCATCTTTTCTATACGCTCTTTTTTCTTCTTTACCAATTCCAATATAAAATATTTTATTAGTATCTAATCTTCTATGTCTATATACTATTGCCATAATCTACAAAACCCAACCTACAAAAGCACTATCTTTATCTGGATACATATCAGCATTTGAATTAGAATTGTATTCAGGAAAAGAAACTTGATTAAAACACATATAATCTATAAATCTGTTTGTATAACTTTGTGCAACTTGTCTTTCTTTTTCAATTAAAAAATCTATTTCATTTTTATCAACTGTAGAACTGTTTTCAGAATTATGTTTAAATACTCCTTTATTTGATACTTTATAAGCTGCGTAAGGTAAAAATTCCACCATTGCCCAATGTATTACCATAGGCTTAATATAAGTGCTTAAAAGCGTTGTATATGGACTTGCTAAATTACCAGCTACAATTCCATCGTTAATTTTGTTATATAGTTTAGTTCCTAAATAATTTTGAATGTGTAATTGTTGTGCTTGATATATATATTGTGTATAAATATCAGGGTCTAAATTACCATTTAAGTTAGTAAATTTAACTATGTCATTTGTTGTTATGAATAATGCTGTAGCCATATTTATTTAGGTAAAAAGCCTTTGTTTGGCATATTAATTGGTTTTTGATATACTAAAGGATTGTTTGTAGGTAATATTTCACCTTCTTTTCTTGCTTTTGCAGGACTTATTTGTTCTGCTAATGGACTATTAACATCAGCTTTTTTTCTATATGTTTCACGTGTCCAAAAATGATGACAAGCACCACCACCTTTATATAAAAAAATATCGTATGTATTTGCTCCTTTTGGTCCAAAACCAGCATTTACTGCAGTAGAACTCATTCTTTGTATATCTTCTTTTCTGTATAACTTGTCAGCAGATAACATTTTAACACAAAATTGTCTGCTTTTATCACTAACTTGTCCACTATATCTGTATCTTGACTTGAATAAAACACCGTCTTGAGAACTTTTAGCATTTGGATTAGCATTGCCAGAACTTACAAAATTGTAAAGTTTTGATAAAATAGATTTTTTAGGGTTATTTAAAGCATCTAATTCAGCATCTAATTCTGATTCTGTATCATAATCAACTTTTCTTGAATCAATTAATTCCCATTCGTTTAAATCTATATCTTCGCCAAAAGAATCTAAATCAATTTCATCTAAATGCTTTGACATTTTAACACCAGTTTCTTCTTCTTTTGTTTGTGTATTCATTCCTTCAGTATCTACAAATTCTAAAGGTTGTATTGTTTTAAAATATAATTTTAATGATATGCTATTAATAGCTAAAATTTCATCTAAAGCATCAATTATTTCAAGTTGGTAAGGTTTAATTACTATGTTATCAAATAATAGCGTAGCAGTCTTTATTTCGTCTGCATTGTTACCTAAACCACCATCACCAGTTCTGATTCCTAATAACATTGGACTTGTAACTCTATGTCCTACTATTAATTTATCAAAACATTCTTTGCTTAAATATTCGTAATGTGCTGGTGCATCATTTAAAGGTAAATCTTCAACAGTTGTTTTACTTTCTGCATTGTCATTAAAAGCTATAATTACTTTTTCACCTTTTGCCCCTGTTAATTTATTTAATACATCACGTTTAGTTTTTTCTCTTTGCTCTTCATCTGGCACGCCATTATTAAAGTTAATAATTTTAGTTCCACTAAATCCGTTTTGACAATCGTTTATTTGATAATCTGCTATGTTTTCTTCTAATAAAGCGTAAGGCAAAGCACCACTATAATCAATAGGACTATAATAGTCAAATCCACTCACATAGGGTTTTAAAATATATACTTCAACTTCGTTTCCATTTCCAAATCCAAAAGCGGGAATTGATTTTAATTCTTCACTTGGTTTTTTATTTTTCCAATCTGAATGATAAAACCAGTTTTCTATTTGTCCTTTATCGTTACACTTTCCTGCTCTTAAAGTATGCATTGGAAAATGTAAAATTTGTTTTACTTTCTTTTTTTCCATTACAACTTGCATACAAGCCATTCCAAGCAATTTTCTTTCTAATGCTATTTTCTTTAAATCAGAATCTTTAACAATAGACTTCATTTGTGCATATTCATTTGGCTTTTTATTAGAATCTAAAGCATCTAAACCTTTACCATAAATCATATTAGCAACACCTGTTATTATTGCTCCATTTGTTGCACTATACAAATATCTATCTATTAAATATTGAAAATAATTATTGTCAATTCCATATTCAATAAAATCATTTTTTTTATTTTCTTGTATTACAGGACTTGTATAAGCACTTAAAT